GGGTTACTGATGCGCTTGCAGCGTCACCAAAGTTTGATTGTTCAATGCTCATAATTGCTCCTTAACTAAAACGAATAATGGCGGTTGTTGAGGTCGCCGTTGGGAATGTTACTGTAAATGTTCCTGCTGCTGTGTTTGTCTTATCCGACCCAAAATCTATTACTGCAACTGCTGCATTAGTGGTGCTATTATATATCAACGCTGCCCTAGCAGTAAAGGAAGCTGGGTTCCAAGTTACATTAGCAAAGTTAATAAATGCTGTGTCATTTGAGGCATCATAGGTAGGGACTTGGCTAACTGTAAGAATCTTACCCCCTGGGACATATCCACCTGCAAGAGGTAATTCACCAGTTGTGCTATATATTGTTGTATCAGGGGTTAGATTAGCCAAAGAAGTATATAGGGCAATCTTATAAACATAGGTAGTTCCAGCAGCAAAGTTCTCTAACCTGCTTAAACAGTTTTGTTTAAAGATATTACATTGACCTTGAGAAATCATAGCTGGTTATAAGGCAGACTTGTCTGCCCCTTTCTGTAGGCATCGTTACGCTCCAGACCATCGCCAAGACGTTTAAGTTGACCAAGGGCTTCTTGGTACATTTTTTCATAGTAAGAAACCATATCTTGCTCACCCTTCATAAACAAGACAGCCTCACGCATAGAACCATAAAGTAGTACTGGGTCATAGTTATCGCCAAGCCAGCTTGTACCAGTAGAATTATTTGCCGTAGCTACAGTAATGCTAAACCCTGAACCGGTTCCGCCAATATCGGTAGTGCTTACACTTAATACATCGCCAGCAATATAAAAACTGCCTCCATCATTAAGAACAACAGAGGTTACAGCCCCACCAGATACAGTAATAGTTGCAACAGCGCCTGTACCATTCCCGCCAGTTAAAGACACATCTTGGTAGTTACCGTTAGTGTATAAAGTACCGCCAGTTGGTGTTCCAAAAGTAGCAATTTGGCCCTGAACAATAGAAACTGGGTAGTAGTAATAGTGCATCTCTACTGTGTAACTAGCATCTGGCGTTGGAGCAACAATTAAAGATAATTCATTTCCATTAGTGTACTGAGGACCAAATAAGGCATAGTACTTAGGTACCCCACCAGGAGTGCCTTGATAAGCGGTACCAGAATAAACAACTGTTGGATATGCTTCTCGCAAAAAATTAACGTCTTTGTTTAAAAGGTAGTTATATGTGTTAGTTGCGTCAACAACCGCAATAGAGTAAGTAGATAAATAGTCGTCAGGTAGAGACAGGTATTGGTTACCAGAACTTAAATTACCTGTTACGTTTTTACGTAGCGAAGGAATTTGAACAGTATTGTATATACGTTGCTCCGCCTCCTGAACAAAACGAGGAATATTTGCTACAAACAGTGGTTCGGTATTCTCACTATAGTCTTGTATAGCTTGATATAACTGCACATAGTTCATCTAAGGGTTTTCCCTATTAAGCCATTGGGCCACGAGCCATCTTGCCCTTGGTCTGCGCTTTGCCGCCACGAACTTGGATGCCAGAAGTCTTAGTAGGCTTGTAGTTACCCTTGCTGACATTACCAACAGAGATATTGCACTCGTTAATAAACTCAGTACCAGTCTGTGTAGACATAGCAGGTAGCTCATTACTTACGCTTTTGCCACTCATTGTGTGTGGTTTTGCATATACTTCTGCTGGTTTATTGTTAATCGCCATGATTAGAACCCTTTGCCTTTTAAGCCAATAGAACCAAACTGGTTATCCAAACGTGAACGGCTGCTGCCGTCAGCTTTACGCATTTCGTTTGAAACACCAAGGCTCTTGTTTGCCTTCATAGTTTTTACTGATTTGCCAGAGTCACCTAGGTTTTTACCTACAGTGAGTCCTTTTTTTGCAATACCGTCGCCTCTTGCCATTTTTATGCTCCTAATTAATTGTTACCTGCCCTACCGCAGTATTTGCTACTAAATTGTTTGGTGTTTCATTATAGTCGTATGTTTGTCCTACAGGGTTCCAACCCCATTGAATCTGTCTACTACCACCTGCAGGGGTACCATAGCCTAAAACTGTGGCGCCACCATTAACATTTACGTCTAGCCCAGTATTACCTGACTGATAATAACTGTTATCCCGTCTTGGTTCCCGTACAGCTTGCGGGTCATTAACTGGATACATCCCCAATTGTAACTGAGGTTGGTCAGGTTCCCAACATTCTGGGCACACTTTAATGCTAACATTTTTGGTCTTAATCGTCAGCTTTTTAAGAACTGTTAATTTAAACCTAAATCTACATCGGTCGCATTCCGCAATGGCAAACTTGCCAGAGGCGAACATCGTAGTCATTAATTAAATCCTAAGAACGTTTGACGAGGTATAAACCTAATCGGAGCCTTTTCTCTATCTTCATCAGCAGCTAACTGGAACTGTTCATCATAAATAGCTTTTAGGGCTGTAGCACGTTGTAAGTCAACATTCGGTAACTTTTGGGACAGATACCAAGCCAATCCAGCCACCATACAGTTCACAAAACGGAAAGGGATATCTTGGGTACTAACACCAGTACCAGCGTCTTGGATGCGGCGTAAACGCCAGTAAACAAACTTATAGTAAGGGTTCTCTGCAGTACCTTGGTCTGGAGTAGGCCAAACTGTAATTTTAGGGGCATCAATACCTGTAGTTGCATCTGTGCCGTTAGGTCCTGGTAACGGGTATTTAGCACCTGACATGCGTTGAATCCATACCTGAATAGGGCGACCTTGGCTTAACTTGTTTGGAATAGTAGAATAAGTAGACACACTAATTCGACTAATGGTGATGTCAGTCTGGTTATTTTGTTGCCCAGAGTTAGTACGAATCTGTTGCTCAAGTAAGTCAATTGTGTCAATAGGTAAGTCATAAGTATTTACTCCTTGGACCATATCAATACTACCTTGTTCGATTGTCCATAGATTGATGCCACGGTTTGCCCACTCAATAGTAAGCAAGTTTAAAGAACGACGTGCGGTACGCAAATCATAGCCAGTACGTAGCTCAGAGCCACAACGCTCAAAAGCCTCTTCTACCAGTTCTGATAGGTCTAGATTAAATGATGAGGTACCAGAAGTAGTCATTTATTTTTTCGCAGTCTTAGCTGATTTAATAAAATCCGCCTTAGTAGGCGCACCTTTAGACCCAGGCTTACGCATTGTTTCACCAGAGCCAGCTGCAATACGTGCTTGCTTTTTATGAATGTTCTCATATAACCCTACTTTACCACCCTTAGCAAGGACAGCAGACTTTGAAGTCTTAGGAAGTTTACTGGGCATAACAGCACCCATTCCACGAGACGATTTCATCTAGCAAATCCTGCCTTTAGTTTTGCCTTTAATTTCAATACCGCCGCCTTTAGCCATTTTTTTCATAGCCTTACCGCCGCCACACATTCCACCGCTTTTCAGAGCTAGCTTAGTGCCTTTTCCGCCTTTGTGTTCTTGGGCATCGTGCTGTTTAAAAGCTTTCTTAATCATAGCCTTGTCTTGCGATTTGTCCATCTTTGTATCTTCTTTCACATCACTTTTAGCCATACCGCCTCCGTTAAATAATGTTGACTGACCGTGGTCAGTTTTTTTAATGTTTGCTTTTTGTAAATCTGGTCTTTCACCTGTACTAAACTTCTTACCTTTATCTGCAGCAACAAAATCTTTACCAACTGATTGCGGTACACCAACTTTTTTAGCCATCTTTGGATTATGGGCAACCATTTCCATAAAGTTGTGTTGTTTTTTACTTGTGCTAGGCATTTTATTTCCAATGACTCATAAAAAAATCTGCAAACCAACCACTTACTGCAACAATAGCAACCCACATCAATCCTGCAAGGGTTTTATTAATAATTGCTTTGCGCAATTCAGAACGTTCTGCTTCTGCTTGAATTGCCATACGTACCCAATGTACTTCATCAGGGCTTAATGGATGGGCTTCAACAGCCTCACTTACAGCGGATTTAACGAGCTGTACTAGCTCTAGGCGGGTTTGGTCGTCTAATATCATCAGCATTTCCATCGTTTTAAACTAGCAGCTTTACGAGTAGGTTTGCCGTTCTCATCTTTCATCGGTCCAGGCATACCAGACATTCTAGCGCAGAACGATTTTTTACGGGAACCACCTTCAGGTTGTGGAGCCTTTAGATTAGAACCAGTAGCTGCGTTGTACTTAGCACGGCCTTTAGCAGTGAGACCAGCCCCTTTCGAGACTGGAAGTTTCTCACCACGCCCAACTGCAAGAGATGGGGTTTTCTTAGCCATAATGAACTGTTTGGAATACGATGTTAGTTACAACAGCATAAATACCATTTTGTGCTAAAACGCCTTCACCAGGGAAGATAACCTGAAATGGTTGTACTCCTGTAGTTGTATTGTAGCTAGCTAAATATCTACCAGTTGAATAAACACAAGCTGTACCACCAGCAATAGTTCCGGTATTTAAATCTGTAATAGTAAATGTATCAGCAGTTAAAACGGTAATAGTATAGTTACC